ATGAAGGTGTTACTTACAGCGATTAACTCAAAGTATATACACAGTAATCTGGCAGTACGATACTTGAGAAGTTTTGCAAAAGATTTAGACTACGAGGGTGAAATAAAAGAATTTACAATTAACGATAGAGAAGAAAGAATTCTTGAAGAGATCATAAGAGAAAAGCCAGATGTAGTTGCTTTTTCAACATATATATGGAATGTTGAGATGGTCTCAAGAATTTCTAATTTAATAAAAAGAGTTGATTCCAATATAGAAATTTTATATGGGGGACCTGAAGTTTCTTTTGATTCTAGAACATTTTTAAAAGAAAATGTTGGAGAATATGTTATAGAAGGAGAAGGAGAAAAAACATATAGGGATTTTATATTGTATAAACTAGGGAAAATGGAATTGCAAGAGGTACGAGGTTTACACTATAAAAATAATGAAACTATATATTCAAATGAAAAAAGGCCTCTTATGGATATGGATGAGATTATTTTTCCGTATGAAACTGATGAGGATCTTAGTAATAAGATAGTGTATTATGAGGCATCAAGAGGATGTCCTCTAGTGACAAAACCGATACTAGAGGAATTCAACTTCTAAGCTATCATCAAATGGATTATAGATGATAAATTTAAATACATTTCTTAATGCTATTCGTTTTTGATTATTGTCTTTTATATTACTAAAATTGCAAATAGTATCAAAGACATTTTCGATATTGAATTTACTTGATTCTAATTCTAAATTCTTTAATTTTTCATTTTCTAATTTTATTTTTAACATTGAATTAAATTCGGTTATTTCTTCTAATTTTTTAGTAACTGGTTTAGATGCTTCATTACTTAATATCATTAATTTTTCAACTAAGTTATCGATAAGTTTTTCGTTATCCTTAATTTGTTTTTCAAGATCTAATGAAATATTAAATGAAGCATTACATTCATTATGCATTTTTAAAAATTCATCTTTATCAATATCTTTAAGCGCATTAACATAGCTTTCGACTTTAGTTTCAATAATTTCAGCGTTAACATATTTATTATTTATACACTTTTCACTACTAATATCTAATCCTGTACTAGTTCTTTTTAATCTATTCGAACATACATAATAACTTCTACGACCGCTATTACATAATATATAATATGAATTGCAAAAGGGGCATTTCATTATGCCAGATAACCAGTATGTTTTGCTATTCTTGTTAAAATAGCCTTCTCTTTTTTCATCTAATATCCTATTAACTTTTAAAAATAAAGAAGGTGTTATGACCGCTTTGTGTTTGCTTACTATTGCCATAGGAGTTCCGTTTGTTTTGCCATAGGTAAGATAACCTTTTTTATTTTCAGTACCAACAATAGTATAACCTTTTAATTTTAAATATTCAGAAACACTAGGATCGCTTTGAGCATATAATGGATTTCTTAAAAAAGATCGTATATTCTCACGAATTGAATAAACTTTATTTGGTGGATAATTTTCTTTCATTAGTTGCATAACTTTATATAAGCTTTGATTATTTAAGTACCAATTAAATAAGTTTAAAATTAGATTTTTATCTTCTAATTGCAAATAACTTTTACCTATATTAGCATCCTTAATAATCTCGTATCCTTTTGGTGCAGGGCCACCAGTCCAGTAGCCTTTTTTTGCTAGCTGCAACATATTGTCTTTTACTCTTTGAGCAATATTCATTCTTTCCATATCTGCAAGACTTGCTAATAGAATCATTTGAATTTTCCCACCTGGGGTACTAGGATCAAATCCTTCAGTAATTGAGACAAGCTTTATCTTATCTTTTTCTAATGAATCATAGATATTAACGAAATCAATTATATTCCTAGCTATACGATCTATTTTGTAAACTGCCACTATATCAAATTTACCTAATTTACAAAGCTTCATCATTCTTGTAAAAGCAGGACGATTGGTATTTTTTCCACTGAATCCTTCATCTTCAAAGATTTCAAAATTACATTTTATATTACTAAAATATGATTTACATAAATTTATTTGTGTATCTATACTTTCAGAGTTTTCAATATAAACTGATTTTCTTGTATATATAGCAATATTCATATATCTACTTACCACCTTTAATAAGAGCTATTTCTTTTTTTACCATATTCATTATCATATCTTCAGTATGCTTATCTATGTTTTTAGTATCTTCTATAATATCATTTTCTATTAGATATTTTAAAAAATTACTAACTAATGATTCTCTATTATTAGGTGAACTCTTTTTATCATCAGTAAGACCATTTAAATAATCAATGCTAACTTGAAAAAAATCAGCAATGCTTTTTTCTAATTCAGATCCAGCATTTCTACGATTACTTTCTAGTGATGCTATTGCACTTTGAGTTATTTTTAATTTCTTAGCAAGTTGTTCTTGAGTTAATTTTTTTTCTTTTCTTAAAGATTTCAGTCTATTTCCATCCATATTACTTCACTCCATTTAAATTTTATTGCATATAGTCAACAAGTCATTAAATATTACCTATAGTCATAATTTTATCACAATACGTCATATTTTAAAGAGAACATATGTTTTAAACATAGATAAATAAAAAAATAATGATTTACAATAAGCGACAAAGAGTTATTTTAATTATATGACTTAGAGTAATAAAATACGGCTAAAAACGAGTGAATTCAACGTTTTAAGAATATGACAAACTGTCATATAATTAAGTTACAAGGAGGTAATAAAATGACTTTTAAAGAATTGAGAAAAAAATCAGGATTGACAACAAGATATGTTGCAAAAGAATTAAAAATAAAACTTGATACATATCAAAAGTATGAATGTTTTGTAAGACTTCCTAATGCTTCGATTTTATCACAAATGGCAGAGGTATACAAATGTACTGGTGATGATATATTAAATGCCTATAAAAAATCTAAGGAGATACATCATGAAAGATATAAAAAATAAGATTCTTAGACAATGCAAGAATTTAACGGAAGAAGAATTGAAAATAGTGATTAAAAGATTAAAGGGGAAATTTGAGCGTGAATACAAATGATATTTTTAAAGGGGGAGTATTAGTAAGAAACCCTGAAAGGATGGGGGAAGCATTAAAAAGATATTATGAGTTTATGATAAATTTAAATTCAGAATATAGAAGTAATAATGGAAAAAATAAATTAAGTTGAAAAAAACTATATTATTTAAACATAATTTTATTACAAGTAAGAAAGAGAGAAAAACAATAAATAGATTTAATAAATTTAGACACAAAAAAAGAATGTGCTCAGCCAGCAAGCGAAAAGCACATTCTAAATTGATATGTAAATAACTTACTTTAATTATAATCTCATATCAATTTGGTGTCAATTTTTTTAAGGCAGTCTAGGACTGCTATACGACCTTGTAATGGGTATTAATAAATCGACTATAAAAATAATTAAACACTAAAGAGGTAGGTATGAAAAAAAATAGAGATTATGATTATGAGAATGTATATAGCAAATTATTAAGAGAAGAAACTAAAGAAGAAATAATAGAAGATTTAAGACTTAATAATAATTATGTTTACTACAGAAGAAGAATAACAAGTGGGAATATGGTGGAGTTAGAAATATATCCAGTATGGAAATGTAAACATGATATTCCAAGAAGAAAAGATAGAGCTGAAAGTAAAGAATCTCAGAAAAATTTAAATAATAAGAATTCTAAGAAAAAGGTAGTCAGGCTTGTTAATGCAAATTTTGGTAAAGATGATTTATATATAACTCTTACATATACAGATGGATATATACCTAATGAAGAGCAGGCAAGAAAAGATATGCAGAACTATATAAAAAGATTGAAATACTACAGAAAAAAGAATGGACTAGAAGATCTCAAATATATTTATTCAATTGGATATGAAAATGAGCCTAAAAAAAGTAAAAAAGTAAGAATACATCATCATCTTATAATTAACAAAATGGATAGAGATATAGTAGAAGATATATGGGGGAAGGGTAGAGCAGATTGCAAGAGATTAAAACCTGATGATTTTGAATTAACTGGTGTAGCGAAATATATAGCAAGTCAAGGTCCAGAAAGATGGAGTGCATCACGAAATCTTAAAAAGCCCAATATTAGTACAAGCAGAACTGGTTTTACAAGACGAAGAGCATTGAAATTAATAAGCGAACCGGGATTATTTAAAGAAATCTTTGAAAAACAATTCCCTGATTTGATTTATAAAGATTATGAAGCATATTACAGTGAAGAATCTCCAGGAGTATATATTTACGTAAGAATGAGGAGAAGGGAGTATGCATAATGACAGAAGCGCAAGAACAAAAGTTTTTATTTCAGTGGGCAGCATTAGCAGAGCAAAAGTATCCAGAACTTGAACTTTTACATCACATACCTAATGGAGGTAAGAGGAATGTAAGAGAGGCAGCATCATTGAAAAAGCAAGGAGTTAAATCTGGTGTTCCAGATATATGTTTACCATCAGCACACGGTGGTTATCATGGCCTATATATTGAATTAAAAGTAGGAAAAAATAAAACATCAGACAATCAAAATAAATGGTTAGAAATGTTAATGAAACAGAAATATTTTGTTTCGGTTTGCTATGGTTGGAGACAAGCAGCTGATTTACTAGAAGAGTATTTAAGTAAACCAGAAACCAAGTGAGGTGAATGTTGATGAAAATGACAGCACATGAATTGGCTATGAAGACAGTAAAGGATATACAGAGAAAAAGATATAGAGAAGAACTTGGAAAGAAACAAGCACAAGGGCATTCTATAGATAATATGCTAAAGGTCCAGAAGAGGATAAATAAAAAATGGTAAGGAGATATAAATGAATAAAGTTGTTTTAATTGGAAGATTGACAAAAGATCCTGAACTTAGATTTACACCAGGAAGTGGAGCTGCAGTAACTACTTTTACATTAGCAGTAGACAGGTATAATCCAAAAACTAGTCAGAATGAAGCTGATTTTATTCCAATAGTAATATGGGGCAAACAGGCTGAGAATACTGCAAATTATATGAGTAAGGGGGGACAAGTTGCTGTAAGTGGAAGGATCCAAACTAGAAGTTATGATGCAAAAGATGGAACTAAAAGATATATTACTGAGGTAGTGGCAGACCAGTTCAATGGAGTGCAGTTCTTAGGTAATAAGAGCGGTAGTGGTGAAAATCAAGATAATGGTTCTAATAATTATGGGGCTATGAATCAAGATGTATTTGGAGGAGGTTATGATGATCCTATTCGAGTACAAGATGATGGAGAAATGCCTTTCTGATTGGAGTAAGATATGAATCCACAACAAATAATGGATGAGATACAGAAATGTAGAAATGATTTATCTAGATTAAATGAGAATCTTAAAAAATTTTGGAATTCAGAGAGAAAAGACTGAAAGGGTTTATAGAATTGAACTTAGTAAAATGCTGTTAAAGCTAAGATTGGAAAAGATACCTTCAAATATAATACAAGATGTCGCAAAAGGTGATGAAAGAATAAGTTTACTGAGAATGAACAAAGGTCTAGCAGATAATAGTTTTATTACATGTCAGGAAGCATTAAGGAATAAAAGACTGGAACTAGAAACTTTAAGGAGCTTATTAACATGGGAGAGAACAGAATTACAAAGTTCATAAAAATAAGATTAAAAGCCCAAACGTTTGGAGATTTAAGGGGGATTATAAATGATAGAAAAAGCTATTGAAAAGATTAAATCTGAAATGAATCAAAATCAAACACAGTACATTAAGTTAGTTGGCGAATACTTGTTAAAACAAATTGAAATTAATAAGGATGCAGCAATAGCTATTGTTAAGGATAATAAAACTATATCTGGAGCAGTTATTGAAATTGCGAGTGTAGCAAAGAAAAATGCTATTAAAGGACCAAGTGGACTTGGAACAGTCGGATGTGTTACCGATAATGAAGGGTTTGAAATAGTAAGAAAATATTTTGGATTTGAAGCAGTTCAGGACAGGATGATTGACGTTGATGTGCATGAGATTAAGTCAGATGCGTGTATAGAAGAGAAAAAAGTCAGTTCAGCAGATATTGACTTTGACATAAAGATAGAAGATCTTATGAATTCTTAGGAGGGATATATATGTATGAGAAATATGCCAAACACTTTAATGATGAAATAACAGAAGGAATTAAAGAATTTGCATATGATAAAGCTCTAGAAAAGAGTAGATATATTTTTATAAGAAGAGAAGGTAATAAGAAAAAATACAACGGTTACTGTACACATTGCAACAAGGAATTTGATACGGAATACCACAAGCATAAAAGTTATATTAAGTGTCCAATATGTGGTACAGAATGTCAAGCAAGAAGCGCAGGTATAAGTAGGATGAATTTAAGAGATAAGGCTTGCTTTATAAGATATGATAAGTCAGTTGTGGATAAAGAAACACTTATAGGAAGAGCTTTCTTTGTTGAAAGAAATTATTCAGGAGATTATAAGAATGTTAAAACTGAAATAGTTGAACTTGCTAGATATATCTTTGAACCTGGAGAAAGCGTTATGTTTGAACAAACATCTAGGTGGTATAGTGATAAGCTAGGAAAATGGTGTCAGAAAAGCTCTATATGTAGATACAATAGGGATGGATTTAATAATATGGATGACTACATAGACTGGAGCAGTTTAGAAGAAGCAACAAAGGATAATAGATTTCAATATTCTATGTATAAAAAATATGGTGTAGATGGGTACTACAAGAGTATGGCTGGATTTTTTGAAGTATATAATAAGTATCCAATTATTGAACAACTGACAAAGATAGGATTTAGAAATATTGTTGAGCGCATGCTTAAAGGTTGGTCTATGGAGAATTCAGTTAACTGGAGAAGAAAAGATAATGTTTTTAAATTTTTAAAGCTTAATAAAGCACAAGTAAAAGAAATAGTTAATAGTGGAGTAGAAATAACACCAAAGCTGCTAAATATATATAGACAGAGTAAAAAAAGAAAAATGGAATCTTAATCTGGATGATCTTAAAGAAATAGAAAAATTAATTAATAGCAAATGGAGAAGAAAAAATATATCTGAATACACAACATGGTGTAAGGCCTATAAGTATATTACAAAACAATTTGATAAGTATAGATATTATGAATTAAAAGAAGAGGTACTAAGTACCTGGATAGATTACTTGTGTGATTGCGATAAACTTGAATTTAATGCAAAAGAGGATGAAAACATACTTTTTCCAAAAGATGTACATCAGCAACATTTGAATTTTACAGCGCAGATAAAATATATAGAAAATATTAAACTTCAAGAAGGTTTCGATAAGCAACGTGAAAGAAGAGAAAAACTAAGATTTGAGTATAAAGATTTAATATGCTTTGCAGCTATGAGTCAGAAAGAACTTATTGAAGAGGGAAAAGCAATGAGTCATTGTGTAGGAGGATATGCAGAATCTTGTTCTGAAGGAAAAACAGATATAATATTCATTCGAAAAAAATCTGCGCCAGATAAGGCTTATGTGACAATGGAAATTAGAAAAGATGAAATAATTCAAGTTAGAGCATATAAGAATGGAAAACCGGATGATGATGTAAATAAATTTGTTGAAGAATATAAGAGAAATGTTTTAAAAAGGCTTAAGAGTAAAAGAAAGAAGGTAGCATAATGAGCAACGTGATAATAAGCAGAACGTCTGATGTTATAGCAGCAGAGATTAATAGTATTAAAGAACAGACAAGGATACAAGTACTATGTAACAGTATAGAGATAGGAAGAAAGCTAAAGGAAGCTAAAGAAATAGTTCATCATGGAGAATGGGGGAACTGGTTAAAAGAAAAAGTAGATTATTCAAAATCTACTGCAAATAATCTTATGAAGATATTTGAAGAGTATGGAGCAGATCAAATTAACCTTCTAGGAGATAATTTAAAAAGCCAAACGTTTGGAAATTTATCGTATTCACAAGCACTAGTTTTACTAGGAATAGGGGATTCAGAAGAAAGGGAAAAATTCATTGAAGAAAACAAAGCGGATGAAATGTCCACTAGGGAACTTCAAAAAGCTATAGCTGAGAAGAAAAAAGCAGAAGAAGAAGCTAAGAAAGCAAAAGATGAACTTGAGAAATTTAAGAGTAAGTCTAAAGAAGAGCAGGAAAAGATTAAAAAACTTGAAGCTGAGAAAAAGAAACTTAGTGAAACACTTACAGTGGAATCAGACAAGCTGTTAAATGAACTTAATGACAAAAGAGATGAAGTATTAGAAGCAAGAAAAGAAGTAGAAGAATATAAAAATAAAATAAAAGAACTTGAAGAGGCACCCGTTGAGGTTATTACTGGAACAGATGATGCAAAAATAAAAGAACTTGAACAAAAGCATCAGGCAGAAATTGAAGAGCTACAGAATAAACTTATTGAAGCTGAGAAGAAAGCTAAAGACGTACAAGAGAATATTAAGGAAGAAGTAAATACAAAAGATGAAAATATAACAAAGTTTGAAGTTCATTTTAAACAGATTGTAGAGGACTTTAAAAATTTACTTGGTGATGTTAATGAAATTAAGATTAATAATAATGAAAATGGAGAAAAGTATTCAGAAGTATGTAAAAAGCTTATAAATACAATGCTAGAAAGGTTATAAGATGTTTATGTTCTTCTATAATACGAAAAAAGTTCGGATAAAACAAAGAAGTATGCTGGAAGAAGTAAGCCTTGCTGATATTCCATATATAAGAGTAGAGAATAGATTTCCAGCATATGATGATTGGTATGCAGAAGAAAAAGAAAATTTAGTAATTATATATAGAAGATCATCAGAATTATTTCCATTAGTTAGAGATGGAAGAGGAATGACAAACTATGAATATTATTATAATTACTATTCAATGAATGGGAAAAACAGTAGATTAATTAAGCGTGAATATACTTATGAACTTGTGAAAATGTTTAGTGAAAAATTGAAATATCATAATAATGTAAATATAAATTTGTTAGAAATTGATGTTGATTATGAAATAGATGACTTCTATGTAAATGTAGACAACTGGGGAATTTTAAAGTGGGGTGATTAGTATGGAAGAAAAGTTAAGAGAAAAATTAAATGAATTAGCTGGTAAATATGGAGTTAATGATGAGAGAACTATAAACGTAAATAAGCAACTTGAACCATATATGATAAAAGGACAATTAGAATATGGGATTAATTAAGGATATTTCTGAAAAGATTGTTCCAAGGACACAAGAGTTAACAGAGTATCAAGCTTGGGTATAAAACAAGCCTTGATGATAGCATTTGAAGAGAATGGATATTTAAAAAAATATGAAGAGGATTGTGATACTGATGAGAGCACTTAAAAAATTAAGGTTAGATAAAAAAATAACTCAAGGTGATTTAGCAAGAGAAACTGGAGTAGCATTAACAACTATATATATGTTTGAAAACAATAAAATACAAGAATTGCAGCCTAAATTACTTAAAAGATTGGCCAAAGCGTTAGATTCTACAATAGAAGAAATATGTAAAGAGTATGTTGAAGATGAAATGTGTAATAAGGAATGTTTAAATCAAGTATGTCTTTTAAATCATAATAAGAAATGTCAGAGTCTTCAAGTGTGCAATGGAGCATATTGTCAAAATGAAAATATAGTGACAAGCAAACAGAAGCACAAAAAAGTAAATTTAGGATATAACTTATGGTTAAGAAGTATATGCTAATAAATCCGGTGTTTGTAGATGCTCCTGTTGAAATAACTAATAAGGAAGCTATAAGAGATATTGATAAAGAGATAAGAGAAAGCCTGAACACAAATATTGGAGCTAAATTCTTTATAAGAGTAGATAAAATGATATACAAACTTGTTTTAGAAGAAAAGAATGAGGAATGTTTTAAATTTAGGCTTATATCAAATATTTATATTTGAAAAGATGAAAATTAGTATAAAGAGAGGATAAGTAATAATGGATATAAGAATTGGTGATGTAGTTAAATTTAGAAAGAATCCAGATTTTCAAGAAACATTAGGTGTAGTTAAAGAAATAGCATTAATTAAAGAGAGCAGTTGTGATAAAAGAGTAGGAAATAAACAATTAGTTATAGGTACTTATGATAAAGATTTAAGTGAGTGTGTTTTAAGAGAAGAAGATATAATAAAAGTTTATATGAAATATGATGAAACAATGACTGTACTTGATAGAATTAAATTTTATTTAGATAAGAAAGGATTTTGTGAAGCAATTGATTTTTTAGTAGAGGCAAACATTAATGACGATATTAACTATAAAAAATATGCAATATATAAAATAATAAGAAAGCTTTGTGATATATGGGGTATTTCAGAAGAAGAGTTACTAGAGTATTTAAATATCAAAAGAAATAAATAAACAGTATGGGACATGATTTAGACACAATTTTTATAACTAGTATAAAAAGATTGTAGTCAGAAGGGGCGAAAGAAATGGATATTAAAGTAACGGTTGATTATCCAAATGGAGAAGTAAAAGAATTTATTGAACCGATAAATGCAATTTTAAGCGTTAATGAGATAAGTGAGTATTTGAAAAAGAAATACTACAATGCAAGTGCTATTGAATGGCATGAATATGATAAATATTGGGATCATTAAGTTAGAAAGGATGTAGAAACATGAATTTAGAAGAATTAGATTTTAAGATTAGAGAAATAAAAACAGGAGTTGTTTTAGATTTTACCTATATAGATACTATTATACCAAAGGAAGGTACAGTGTTAATAATAACAAGTGAAAATGGTGATACAACAGATTATAACTTAAATGAATGGGAAGTACTTAGAAATACTGGAATAAATGATATTAATGGAGACAGCATTTATGAAGGAGATACAGTTCATCAATATTCAGTGTTATTAGGTAATTCAGGTATAGATATTGTTGGAGAAGTTCAATTTTTAGAAGGCGCATGGATGGTTGTAAATGAAGAAAAAAAAGGAAGCTTATCCTTTATGGAGTGAGTGCGTTGAAAACAAAATTGTAGGGGAAATGAGGTAGATCAGCAATGAGTAAAGAAAAAATGGAGGCGATACCAGTATATTATGAGAATGGTCTTAAATTATTGAATAGCATAGAAATAGTTGATTATTCAATAAGTAGTGATGAAATTGAATATATAGAAGTTGGAGATAATGCAAAGAATGTTGAAATGTTAAAACAATTAGGAGCTACAGAAGATGACTTTGATATCATGAGAGATGGAAATGAAGGCTCATTGGAGATCGCTGAGTTTGCCTTTAAATTTGCAGATTGGTTTAGTGGTAAAGAAGGATTTTCTATAAATGATAGCAGAACACATTATTAATACAGAATATTTAAATCAGGATAATAACTATGGTTATATATTATAAGCAATTATTGTTGTATCTAATGGATAAAAATATAAAAAATAGACTTACTAAAAAAGAGTGGGAGCAGTTGAAACAACTTCAAAGTTGGTATTTTACAACTTTAAAAAATTGAGGTGAGAATATGAATGATAAACAGCATCGATTAAATAGGAGCACGAAACAACTCTTAAATAGTGGAAAATTTAAAGGTTATTCTTTTAGAAAAATAAGAATTATGTTAAAAGCAAGCGCTAAGATGCTGCGTAAAAGATTTGGTAAAGAAACTAGATATTAATGCAGAAAGGATGCAGTGATTATAAGTAAACCCTATTGTAACAACTGCACAATAGGGTAACAATTATTTGTCTAGTTCCTTTTGAAGCTTGTACAAAGATTCTGCAATATCTGGCATGAAAGTTATTGCACATACTGGAAGTTTATTATCGCTTTGAGTAGTATTCCAAGCACAATTGATGTCACAGTCTTTAGAAGTTAATGGACAAGTCTTATGTAACTTCATTTATATATCCTCCTAAAATTGTATTAATTTTTGCCATGTGTTGGCAACTAAATTATAACACAATAAACTGTAAAAGAAGGTGAAAAATTGAAAAATAAGATAATAAATGTTAAGCCACCTGCACCTGGAACAAAAGATAATAGAAGACTTGATAGGATATTTAAAAGTGAACTATATGAAGATTCAAGGAGCGATAATTTTAATGAGTAAATTAAAATACAAAATAGGCCTAGAAGAATTAAGAAGGAGAGAGGTATATGATTGAAATAATAATAGAATTGGCTTTAATAATAGTAATTGGAGCCAACATAATAGAATATGTGAGGATGATTAGGAGCAATAAAGAAGTAATTGGTATTGCAGAGGAAATGATTAAAGAAAAAAAGATATTAAATACACATTGTAATGAAATGATATGCAAAGCAAATGAAGCTATATTGAAATCTAAAGAAGCAACTGATATAGGTATTGAAGTTCTAAATAGATATGATAAATATATTGAGAAAAGTATTATATATGAGAAAGAAATTGACAGGCTAAGAAATATAGTTTATGGGACTAAAAAGAATAGAATAAGGAGAAAAAATATAAAAAGAATTATTAATGTTGGGAGAGAAGAGGTGTAACAGATGGAAGCTATTGGAGAAGAACAGATAAGCGAAATAATTAAAAGAGCGATTGAGGAATATGACAAGAAACAAAAAGTTAAGTTTACACAAAAGATATTTAGGAATACAAAGCTACTCATGTCTAACTATAATGACTTTAAGAATCACATAAATTATTCTATAGCAGATATAAAAGACTTGAAAGAAGTTATTGAACTTGAAGAGGAAGGCTACGATGATCTTTTTATTATGAGTATAAAGCAGAGCAAAGCTAAGACGCTTATAATGACATCCCATATAGATAGGTCCTTGGAACTACTAAAAGAAAGCCAGATTAAAGATGGAATGCTAGATAAGTATGAAGCTTTGGAATTATATTATATAAAGAATAGAACATATGCTAATATAGCTGAAGAATTACAAACGTCTGAGATCACTATTAAAAGGTGGGTAAAACAAATGCTGGAACAGCTTGGTATATTATTGTTTGGGATAGATGGATTAAAGTTACAATGATATAAAGTTGATATAAAGTTGATATTTTTTTGCTATCTTGTCCGTGCTATAATGATAGCATGGAAATTAAATAGATACCCTTAAACCCCTTATTTCTAAGAGATATTTAGTTACAAAGTTAAGCTAGATATCTCTTTTTATAATTTGTTATTAAAAAATATTAATTGGTTGGTGATGGTATGGCTGTAAGAAGACTTATGGAGTGTAAGAATAGAAGGTGTATCAATCTTACCAGGAATGAGTGTGGTTATTGCGATGAACATATAAGTGAATATGAAACAAAAGAAAAACAAAGAAGAAAAAAATTTATTGAGATTTATAATAAGAAAAATAAATACAATCAGTTTTATGGATCTATTAAATGGAAGAAGTTAAGAGCGTATGTTTGGTGAGGGATAATTATTTATGCCAGGAATGTCTTAAGAAAGATAATTTAACTGAAGCTACAGATGTGCATCATATAGAAAAGATACGATTATCATGGGATAAGAGATATGATGCAGATAATTGCATATCAGTATGCCATGAATGCCATAGAAAACTGGACTCTAATTGATTGTAACCATAAGACACATACCCGCCCTGGTACAAAGGTTTTTACAAAAAATCGTAACAGGACAGGGCTAGATTAGGTCTCAGAAAACTCCCCAATGGAAATTTTCAAAAAAGGAGGTCTTAGTATGGGAAAGAGGAAAGAACCTATTGATTTGTTGGTTGCAAAAGGTAAAAAAAATCTTACAAAAAAAGAAATTGAAGAAAGAAGAAATAAAGAAGTTAAAGCTCCAAGCTGTAATATTAGACCTCCGGATTATCTTCCAGAGGAGTTGAAAATTGAGTTTAATAGAATATCTAAAATTTTAGATGAAATTGGAATAATAAGCGACCTAGATGTTGAATCATTAGGCCGCTTTTTAATTGCAGAATATCAATATCAAAAGATAACTGTTAAAATGCTTAAAATGAAAAATATAACAACTAGATATTTTGATTATGCAAACTTACAGGATAAATTTTTTAAGCAAGCTAGATCAGCAGCAGGCGATTTAGGACTAACAATATCGAGCAGATGTAAATTAGTATTACCTGACAAAAAAGATGATAAAAAAGTGACAACTGGTGCTAAAAGATTTGGTGATAGGATATGACACCAGAAGAAATATTTAAAATTGTGTATGACTATGCTGTAGATGTTGTTGAAAAGAGAGAAGTTGCATGTAAAAAACATATTTGGGCATGTAAAAGATTCCTAAGTGATTTAGAAAAATCAAAAAGTGATAAATTTAAATACTATTTTGATTCAAATGAATTATTAGATTTCTATGAATGGGCTAGATTGTTTAAGCATAGAGCAGGTATTGTTAAAGATAAAAGAATAGAATTAGTTCCATGGCAATTATTTATTGTTGGTAATTTGTTTGGATGGAAAAACAAAGAAACTAATTTTAGGAGATTTAGAAAAGCATTTATTTCAGTTGGAAGAAAGAATGCTAAGAGTGAATTACTATCTTTAATGGCAACATATGAATGCTTTATAACTAATGATAACAGTGAAATATATATAACAGGGTGGAATAGAGATGGTTCTGATATTGTATATCGTGAAATATGTTATCAATTAGATCATCCTTATGAAGATGAAGATTTATTTAAAGGAAAATACTCCACAGCATATGGACAAGTAACTCATATTAAGAGTGGATCATTTATTAAACCATTATCAAGAGAAGCTAAAAATACAGATAATGCAAATAATCCATCATTTGCAATAGTAGATGAATATAAAGACCATGTAACAAGTGAAATATATGACAATTTAGATACTGGTATGACACGACCAAATTCTTTGATTGTAATAATATCAACTGCAGGAACTAATATAAATTGTCCTATGATGCATGAGTATAAATATGTATCTAAAATAATAAATCCATCTATGAAAGATGTTGTTAATGAAGAGTATTTTGTAATGATATGCGAATTGGATTCAGGAGATAAAATTGAAGATGAAAAAGTATGGCCAAAGGCTAATCCAATTGTATGTAAAACTGAATTTGGAATGGACATACTTAGAGGGAAAGTTAAAATTGCTATTGATATGCAAGATAAGGCCAGAATAGTAAAAACAAAAAACTTTAATATATGGGTTGATTCGAAACAAAATGGTTATATGAAAATGACTAAATGGAATGAGGTAGAAGAAGTATTCGATTTAGATAAATTTAGAAAGATGGAGTGTGTAGTTGGAGCTGATTTATCTACAAAATTAGATTTGACTTCATTAGCTTTTGAATTTTTGATAGGAGATACTTATTATATATATCAACATTCGTTTTTACCAGAAGAAGAGTTTGACAGAAGAGTGTCTGAAGGTAAATATAATTTTGCTTTGTGGAGGGACTTAGGGTATTTGACAGTTATTCCAGGAGCGACAATAGATTATAATTATATTTCTGATTATATTCATGAGGTAGAAGAAATGTATGAAATAACTATAAAAGAAATATGTTATGATCCAGCCCATGCACATCAATTTATACTAGATATGGAATTTGAAGGATACATATGTGTTGAAGTAAGGCAAGGAGCTTTAACATTGAATGAACCTACTGAAGATTTTAGAAAACAGGTTTATGATAAAAAAATGAAGCATTCTAATGATGGATTATTTAACTGGGCTGTGAGTAATGCTGTTTGTGCAAATCCTTCAAGAAAACAAAGTTATACTATGTTAGATAAAGCTAAGAGTTATGAAAAAATTGACCCATGTGCTGCAGCTATAAATGCACATTATAGAGGTATGAAAGTTTTAGTTGGAAGTTCTGGGGGAATATTTTATTCTCCAAGTTGTTAATTTAGAAGGGAGGTGAAATATGTGGGATTTATAGATAAGCTAAAAAATATATTTAAAGTGCCTTTTAAAAGTAGAATTATAAGGGATTATAGTAGTTTCTTTAGCTTTTATAATCGTGATTTAGCAACAAATGATACTATTTTTAGTGCAGTAGGAATATTGAGTAATGCTATTGCAAGTGCTCCAGTAGGTGTTTATAGAGACAGTAAAAAATTAAAACCTAGTGAACATTATCTTGCTGGACTTTTTAAGTTTGGACCTAATCCAAGAATGACAATGTTTAATTTTGTTAAAACACTAGAAGTTAACAGATGTACAAAAGGTGTTGCATATTCGATTAAAGAGTATGGATATGGAGGAATGATTAAGTATTTATGGGTCCTAAATAGTGATTTTGTCACACCTATAATCGAAAAAGATAGTAATGAACTATATTATGAAATTCGTGATACAGATGGAATAAAGTATGTGCACAATCAACATATATTGCAAATTAACTTTATGAGTAATGATGGATATACTCCAATAAATCCGCTTAATGTGCTTAAGAATACTATTGAATTTGATTTAGAAATGAAAGAATTTAGTTTGAATCAAATGCAACATGCATTAAAATCAAATCTTATTATAAAAATACAGTCTAAATTAAGTCAAGAAGAACTAGATGAGTATAATGGAATGCTCCAAAATATGAAAAAGAATGGAGCTATCTATGTTGATGCAGGAAAGGATTTTCAAGAATTAAATAAGCAAACTTATATAGATCCTAATATATTAGCGGTTGAAAATATAACAGTTGAAAGAGTTGAAAGAGTTTACAATATAATAGGAAAGTTAACTAAAGGTTCTAGTAGTAATAAATCAACTGTAGCTGATACTGAAGATTTATTGTATTTAAAAGATGCTATTTTGCCTGTAATAAGACTTTATGAACAGGAATTCACTAAAAAACTACTTAGTGAAAATGAATTATATAATAATGATTCTGAAATAAAGCTATCTATGAATGGTTTTGCAAGAGCTACTATGGAGAAAAGAGGAAACTTTTATCAGCAAATGATTAGGTGTGGAGCCTTTACTAGAAATGATATAAGAACATTAGAAGACATGCCAAGAATAACAGATGGAACAGGAGATACGTTTTATTTAAGTAGAGATCTTTGGCCAGCAGATAAATATGATGAGTTTATAAAAAGGAATACTGAATAATTGTGAAAGGAGGTGATAAATATGGCAAAAATATATTAAAGTGTACTCAATTTGATCCAAAATCTAATTCTATAAAAGATGTTGGATATATGGAAATAAGAAATGAATCTTCAGAAAAAGCAGAGTTGTATCTTTATGGAGATATAGTTAAAGATGAATGGTACAAGTGGAGTAATGATGATACATGTCCACAAGATATTACAAACTTTTTAAAGGATTTAGATAATTTCGATAATATTGATATTTTTATAAATTCAGGAGGAGGTTCAGTACATGGAGGATTAGCTATACACAATCAGTTAAAAAGGCATCAAGGCACAAAGACAGTTCATATTGATGGTATAGCAGCTTCGATAGCTTCTGTAATAGCATGTGCAGGAGATAAAATAATAGTTCCAACAAATGCTCAATTTATGATTCATAAGCCTAGCATTTGTTTGTGGGCAAATATGAATGCTGATGATCTAAGAAAACAAGCTACTGTATTAGATGTATGTCAAGAATCTATCATGAGTATTTACATGGAAAATGTAAAACCTGGTATTGAAAGAGATACTATAGAATCGCTAGTTAATGAAGAGACATGGTTTACTGGAGAAAATGTTATAGAATATTTTAATTTTGAAGTTGAAGAGAGTTATGAAGCAGTAGCTTATGTTAGTGAATTTTATAAAAATTATAAAAATTTACCTTCTGGACTTAGTGATAAGTCTTTTTTTAATGCTAAAAATCAAGTAAATAAACTTCCAGTAATGGATGATGAAACAAGAATCATGTTAGAAAGAATAAAAAATAAATCCAAAGATTGGAATATATAAAATGAAAAGAGGTATGTAGAATGAACAGATTTCAATTACAACAAATGTTAAATGGAGTACAATCCGATTTACAAAGTGCTGCTAATAAACTTAACTCAATGTATGCTGATGCAAAAACAACAGCGGAACAGAGAAGAGAGCAGAAAGATTTAGTACAAGACTTAGAAGAAAGAGAGTCGGGATTAAAGGCACAACTTAATAAGTTAGATGAAGAAGCGGCAGCAAAGTTAGCTGGTCAAGAGAAAGGATCTATCATAAAAAACGAAAATGAGAAAGTTATAGCTAATAAGGCTGCTGTAATTAGAAATATAATGTCAGGTAATAAAGCTGGAGCTAATGAATCAATAAAAGCTCTAGGAGGCTCTTATGTGGTAAATGCATTATCTACAAATACCGAAAGTGGACAAGGTGGATCAAGTTTATTACCAAGAACAACAGCAAATGAGGTAATTACAGAACCAGTTTACGAAAATGATTTGAGAGAACATATAATTATTACAAGTGAATCTAAATTAGAAGTTCCTAAATTACTATTTTCATGTGATGATGATGGATTTGTTGCAGATGAAGAAACTGCTAAAGAGATAAAAGCAAATGGTTCAACAGTATCTTTTGGTGCTTATAAAAGTAAATTAAAAGCTAAAGTATCAGAAACAGTTATTTTAGGAAGTGATATAAATTTAGTATCAACTGTAGATTCAGCATTATCTGGAGCTGCTGCATATAAAGAAGCTAAGATGTTATTTTCAGAATCAACAGACAGTTATCATGAATCTCATATGTCATTCTATGGTAAGGATTCTAAGAGTCAAAATTTAATTCCAGTAATTAGTGGAAAAACAAAATACTTAGCGATAAGATCTGCTATTGCAAAATTACCTAAAATGTTTAGAAAAAATGCTAAAGTAGTTATGACGTATGAAGATTACTTAGAGATAATAGATGCGTTATCTAATGGAACTACAAATTTCTTTAATGCTCCACCAGAAATGGTATTAGGAAAACCAGCTATATTTATGGATGAAGCAACAACTCCAATTGTAGGAGATTTAAAATATTTACAAATTAATTATAATCCTGAAACTCTTTATGATAGAGATAAAGATATTGATTCAGGAATAGAAGAATTTGTATTAACAAATTGGTTTGATATTCAATTCAGATTGAGATCTGCATTTAGATTAGCTAAAGTTACTCCCTAGTACCCCACCAGTATATACAATATCAGGACTAGAAGCTATGAATAAGGCTGAACTACAAGAAATATGTAAAACGTTAGGCATTAGTTATAGTGATGGTGATGTGAATATGAAGCTGGTGGCGTTAATAGCAAATAAAAAACAATTAAAATATACGGAAGATAACTTGTCAGGAAAAACTTTGAGTAATCTAAAATCAATTTGCGATGGTTTAGGGATAACATATGATGATTCACAAGATGAAGAAGCAATAAAAGCATTAATATTGGCTTAAATTAAGCTTAATTAATGCTTTTATGAAAGGGGGGATTGTAATTATTACTCTTAGTGAAGTTAAAGAGTGGCTTAGAATTGACTCTGAAGATGATGATACTTTACTAGAAAGCCTTATTAATGCTAGCAAAGTTATAATAAAATCAGCTACGGGTATAAAAAAGGATTTCATATTAGATGACACGAATAAAGAGCCTGATTTTGAAGAGTTGAAACATATGTATGTAATGGTTCAAAGAATATTAATAACTGATTTATATAATGAGAAAAGTGTTGAAAATAAGGCTCTTACTAGCTTATATACTCAACTCGAACTTGAATATAGGAGGTTTATTAATGCCAAAAGTGGATAATTTTAAAATTCAACCACATGAATTAAGGAAAAAAATTAAGATACAAAGATCCAAGCAATCTAAAGATGATGATAATATTCCTGGTACAAGTGAATGGACATTGTTAAAAGAAACTAGAGCAAAAGTTAAAACCGATAAAATTGATGAAGAGAATATGATGCAAGGCCAAGAGGATGTTATAATAAGAACATTTACTATAAGAGCACAAAAAGGCTTAACAATAACTTCAAAGGATAGAATTATTTATAACAATGAAATATATAATATAAAATCTGTTGAAGATATTCAGGAAAAAGGTATTTGGATCATAATAAAAGCTGAATACGAAGGATTAAACACAGCTAATGAGCATTGAAATCAAAGGAATAAATAACCTAATAAAAAGACTTAATAATTTATCAAAGATAGAAACTAAGTCAGCAGTTGAAGATGCAGCAAAACTTATGGAAGAGTCCATTAAGAATAAAGCGAGTAGTTTCTCAGTAAAATCTGAAACAATAAAAGCATGTGATCCTAGAAATTATGGGAACAATTGTTATATTGATGTGGGATTAAATAATACTAATGCACCTTTTGATGAATGGAAAGAACTTTGGTTTCAACAATGGGGGTTTTATGACTATGGTTTGAACTTTTCTGGACAATATTATATAAATAATCATATTCTGTGGTTTGATGAAGCGGTTCAAAGTGCTGAGGATGAAGTAAAAAAGGTACTAAAACAAAAATTAAAACAACAAATAAGACAATGTTGGAAGGGGTAATGCATGACTATAACTAAAAAAATAGAAAGCTCATTATCCAGTATTAATTTGCCTGCAAGTTTTTTAAAAAGAGAAGATGGTGTAACAGAATGTATTGTTTATAATTACACTGAAAGTCCTTCGAATTATGGTGATTTAAAAGAAATTTCATCTAAATACACAGTGCTTATTAATCTTTATTGCACTAAAAACTTAGAAAAAAACAAAAAAATAGTTAAAGAGGCAATGATTAAAGGTGGATTTAAAAAAGTAGTTATTCCAACTACTACAATTGAAAATGGAGTTTATAATACAGCTATGAAATTTAAAATAGCACTTATAAATTGATAAAAGGTCTTAAATATTAAGGCTTTTTATTATTTCAATAAATTAAAGATGAGGTGATAAAATGTCAGAAAAAGAATTTAAAGCAGTTGAAGGTGTTAGAAATATTCATATTGCACAAATAGATATTGATAACACTGATTTTTTAAACCTAGAAGAATTCAAGGTTTAGGAGAAATTAAGGTTACAAAAACATATAAAGAGGGTTCTATGATCGGTGATATGGAAGTAATGCTCCAAAAGAAAAAATTGAAGCAACTAGATGTATCTATAACAGCTAATGAACTACCACCTGAAATTGAAGCAGTTATACATGGTATGAATTATGTAAAAGGGGAATTGGTAACATCTAAAGATGATAATCAAAATCCAGTAGCTATATTATGGGAAGAAGTTTATAGTGATGGCTCAATAAAATATTGTGCTGTTTATAATATAAAATTAGCAAGGGATGAAAAAGGTGGAAATGGAAATAGTGATAATATAGATTTTCAGACTATTTCTTTAAGTGGAACTGGATTATATTCAGATATTGCAAAAGGCTTTATGCTAGAACTTTTTGATGATGATGAAGATGTCGATAAAGAAAAAATTAAATATTTCTTTGATAGGGTTCAATATCCAAAAGTTAATGCTAGAATACCATTTGTTTCTATTGAATATACTGGATATACTTCAGGAGAAGTTACAGATATATCTTTAGCTGGGGTCAAGTTTAGTTCTGGAATATTTAATAACGTTCCAGGTAATACAACAACATTTACTTTTAAACTTGATTCTAATTTGGTTACAGCAACATTATCTGATGGTACATGGACATTTGCATAAATTAGCAGGACCAGGGAATGAATTTTCCTTGGTTCTTATTATTTTAATAGTGTTTACTACTGTAAATAGTTAAAAATAATAGGAGTGGTTATATGAGCAATATTAAAAGAAAAATTGAAAATATAAAAATAAATAATAAAGACTATATAATGGCTTTTGATATGAATAGTGTTGAAGTATTTCAAACAATTACCGGGAAAGGAGTTTTGAAGAGCATATCTGAGCTAAATAGATTTGAAGATAAGACAGTATTAGCTTTTTTAGCTAGTACTATAAGGCCTAAAAATAATGTTAATGAACCAATTGGAATTAAACTATATTCTGGCGATTACGATCTATTAGCACTTATGATTATGATGGTTCCAACTTTAGTTATGGTTATAAATCAAGGTTTTCCGGAAACTAAAGGAAATAGTAAAAAAAGTGTTAAAGAAGAGCTAGATCTTGATTGGATGCTATATGCATATACAAAAATTCTTGGAAATAGTGAGGAGGATTTTTGGAATAGTACTCCAAGAAAGATTTTTTCTTTATTAGATATACATTGTAAGGTTAACAAAATAAATAAAGATAATAATACTCAAAAAAAGGGTGAATCTAAAGAAGTTAGAACTATGAAAGTTTTAGACTAGAAAGGAGGAATATATGGCAAATAGTGAAGAATTATTAATTACCTTAGGAGTGCAGGATAAAGGTGCTAATAAACAGATTGTAGCTTTAAATAAAGAACTTAAGAATTTAGATAAAGAATACAATAGCGTAAGTAAAACAAGCAAAGATTTTGATACAAGCTTGCAAGGTTTAAATACTAAATTAAGTACTTTAAGTCAAAAGTATTCTGTAAATGAAGCTAAGTTAGAAGCATATAAGAAGAAAATGAGTGAAACAACTGAAGCTATTTCAAAACAGCAAGATAAAATTAATAATATGAAATTAGAAGGAAAAGATACTGCAAAAGCTGAAGAACAGCTTCAAAGAATGAAAAATACACTTAGAGATACAGAACAAAATATCAGAGTAACTGAAAATGCTATGAAATCACTTAATAATGAAATTAGTGCTACGAATAACGCATTGCAAAATCATGCATTAGAAGAATATAAGCAGCAGATTCAAAAGTTAGGAGATGATATGCAAACTGTTGGAACAAAAATTACAAACTTTGGTAATGGAATGAGTAGTGTTGGTAATAGTTTGATGATACTATCAGCTCCGATGATTGCATTTGGTGCTTATGCAACTAAAGCAGCTATAGACTTTGAACAGGCAATGGCTAATCTGCAAGCTACATCTGGTGCTACAGGAAGTGATTTTGAATCGTTAGAAAACAAAGCAAAAGAATTAGGAGAGAATACTTGTAAAAGTGCTACTGATAGTGCAAATGCCATGCAATTTTTAGCACTTGCTGGGTATGATGTAAATCAAATTTTAAGTAGTACTGAGCCAGTTTTAAAAGCTTCAGTTGCATGGGGGGCTGATATGGCAATAAGTGCAGACTTAGCAACTGATTCCATGTCGAGTTTAGGTATGGAGACAAGCAGGTTAACAGAATATTTAGATGTATGTTCTCAGGCGCAGAGAAGTTCTAATACAACAGCTACACAAATGATGGAAGCATATATTGGTTGTGGTGGTACTTTAAAAACGTTAGGCGTTCCGTTACAGGAATCTGCAACGTGGTTAGGAATATTAGCTAATCAAGGTAAAAAAGGTAGCGAAGCAGGAAATAATTTAAATTCAATGTTAGTTAATTTAATTGGTGCAAGTAGTAGTGCAAATAGTGCAATGGAAAAATTGAATGTATCTGCATGGGATTCGGATGGAAATTTTATTGGAATGACAGAAACTTTAAATAGGTTAAACAAAGCATTATCAAATTGTACTCAAGAACAACGTACAAATTTCCAAGCAGCAATTGGTGGGAAAACTCAACTGGACACTTTAAATATGCTACTAGCTGGATGTGGAGATCAATATGAAAACTTAAGAGTTAAAATAAACAATGCAAGTGGCGCTACTGAAGAAATGTATACAATAATGAATGATACTGCCCAAGGTAAAATCGAAGCTTTTAAATCAAAATGTGAAGCATTAGGTATACAAATAGGAGATAAATTATTACCACATATAAATGACTTGTTAGATAAAGCTATGGAGTTAATTGATTGGTTTGGAAACCTCGATGAAGGTACACAATCAGCTATTTTACAATTTGGATTACTAACATTTGCAACTGGAGGTCTTTTAAGTACTACTGGAAAAGTTGTCTCTAATATTGGTGGATTAGTTACATGGATTGGAAAAATAACAGCTACATCAGGAGCAGCAGCAACAACTGTAGGAAGCTTTGGAGGAGCACTAGGTACATTAAGTAGTATTGCAGGACCAGTAGGGATTGCAATTGCTGGTGTAAGTAGTGCTGTTTATTTATATAAAAAAGAACAAGAAGCTTTAAACAATACAGTAATTACATCAAAAGAAGAGATGGGATTTCTTGAAAGTGCGTTATTATCTTTAAATGGAGTACAAGTTAAAAGTAGGCAAGAATTAGAAGAATCAGGTTCTGTATACAAAAAATTTAGTGATAAAGTTAGCGAAAATATGAGAAAAGCTATAACTAAAGCAACTACTTCAATTCATGAATTTAATATAGCTTTGAATGAAATAAATTTAGATGGTGTTTTAGATGATAATGAAACAGAAGAATTTAATAATAAAATAAGTGAGTGCATGGAGAGTGCATTAAGCACTATTAAAGAAAATAAATCTCAAATAGAAAGCACAATGAATGATTTATTTGGATCTGATGGAAAAATAGATGATAATGAACAGGCTATTATAGATTTGTGTACAAGAGAGTTTGAAGTTGAAGCAGAAGAGGTGAGAAAAAATCAAGATGAAATAAATAAAATATATAATACTGCAAGATCTGAAGGAAGATCGTTAAAACCTGAAGAAGAGCAGGCTATTAAAGACTATTATGCAAGGATAAAAGAAATTGAGCTTGAATGCCAGGCATCAGATATGAGCGAATTAGAAGCTAGTAAAATTGATTTTAATAATAGACTTAATACATTAGATTCTAAAGGTGCAAGTGATTTGCTAGTACAAAAGAAACAAGAACTTGATGAAGAAAGAATTCTAAAAGCAAATCAATATGATCAGATTATTTTAAATGCAAAAAAATCGTTAGATACATTAAATGATACAGATAGAGCTGCAGCAGAAGAAAGAATTCAATATTTGGAGAAAGAAAAACAGCAGTGTATAGAAAAATTCGAGGACCAGTGGAGCGAATATAAAAGTATAGTATCTAAAGAAGCTCCAACTATAGCAGAAGATATAAATGCATATACTGGTGAAATGTTATCTGATATGGATATAAAAAATCAAAATACTTTAGATAAATATAAAGAAACATATAGTACTTTATCAGAGATTACAGAAGAAGGTTGGTATAGAGTTAGAAATGTTTCTACAGGTTCAATGGATGATATTTATGTGAGTATAGATAAAAATACTGGTGACATAGTAGGTTGTTATAATAGTACAACCGATACCGTATGTGGATATAGTGAAGAGATGGCAAATAGTGCTAAGGAAAATGGGAAAGCACATGAAGAAATGAGCGTTACTGCTATAGCAGGAATGGAAAACTTAGCAGGTTCTATGGTTAATACAAGTGGTCAGGTTATTGATTCAATGGGAAATGTTGTTTCTGAACTATATAATTTTGAAGAAACCGCTGATGGAACATACACTGCAATAGCTAATATTAATGGAATTCCTATACAGATAGAAACTAATGCTGATGGGGTAATACTAGGGATGCATCAAGTTGGCGACAGCATGGATGGTGTTACTGTTAAAGCAGATGGAACTTCAGAAGAAGTTAAAAATAAATTTATGTCAGCTGCAAACAAAATGCCTGAAGTTGGATCAAACATAGTTTCAGGTATTGGTACTGGTATTGATGGTAACAAGGAAAGTTTATTTTCTAAAATAGGTACACTATGTAGTAACTTGCTTAAAAGAGCAAAAACAGCTTTAGATATACATTCACCTTCAAGAGTTTTTAGAGATATAATTGGTAAAAATATAACACTTGGTATATCCGAAGGTATTAACTATGAGTCAGGTACTTTGTACAAAACAATTGAGAATGTTTTAAGTAATGCAAAAAAAATATCATACTCAGATATAGATAGTTTTGAAGATGTAGGAAGTAAATTTATAGACTCATTTAAAGTAGGAATGAATACTAAAAAAGAAAAACTTCAAACTGAACTACAAAATTTAGTTGATATGACTGTAGAAAGACTTAAAAATACTAATAATTATGATGCAAATTATTACGTATCTATTGGTAAAGGATATACAAATGATATAAGTGAAGAAGTTGAAAGAGCATTTAAGATTATTGCAAATGATGAAGAAGCTATTAATGAAAAATGGAGAGAAAATAATAAAAAAACAATAGATGAAATAAAAAAAGAAGCTCAAAAAACCATAGACAAGTGGAATGAGGATTCCGCTAAAAACATGAACACTTATTATACTAAATTGTATAAGGAAGATTTACAAAGCAGTAGTAAAGCATTAATGGATAGCTATGAAAAATTTATAGAAGATGGTATAAGTGATGCTACTACTAAGATAAATAATGCAATTAATAAAATAAGTAAGGAATCAGAAGAAAAGTATAATAATCTAATTGATAGACAAAAGTCTATGAGAAATAAGCTTACAAACTTAAGTGATATGTTTGAATACGATGATGAAAAAGGAATGACTTTAACAGATTTTGAACCAGACATATGGAAGATGAATGAATATCAGCGATTATTAGAAAAAATGAAAAATTCAGGTGTTTCTGATAACTTCTTAAGCGAAATTGAAGAGATGGATATAAATAAAGCTAATATTTTTATGACTAAAATGCTGAATATGAATAATGATGATTTCTGGGGATATATAGATTCTTGGGAGCAGAAAAATAAACTCGCTAAAAAGATATCTCGTAATTATTATAAGGATCAAATAGATGGTATTGAAACTGAATTTACAGATAAATTAAATAAGGCATTATCTAATATACCACAAGATATGGTTGAAATAGGTAATCAGGCAATTCAAGGATTTATTTCAGGAATGGATAGTAAAACAAAAATGTTATTAGATACAAGTACTGATATTGCAAATAGTGTTTCAAATAGCTTTAGAGCAGCTTTTGACATACATTCACCTTCAAGAGTTTTTAAAACAATAGGTGAATTTGTAAGTGAAGGTCTAGGGATTGGTATAACAGATAAAATGAAAGATGTAAATGTAGATGTCTTAAACACAATAAACAGTACTGTTGATATAAGTAAATCAAGTCTACTAGACGGTTTTGAATCTATAGCAAGTAAATTAAATAATGTTCTTTTATCAGGTAGCTATTATATTCCTGATAGTTTTCAATCTAGAGATCTTATTAGCACAACAAATAGCATAGTTAACAATTATAATAGTGATTCTAATCAACTGGATTATAATAAACTATCTAGTATACTGATATCAGCTATTTCTTCACTTAATATAAATTTAAATATAGATAAAGATGGAATGGTTGAAAAGTCTGTAGATGCTACAATGAAAAAATTAAATAAAATGTACAAAGAGTAGGAGGTTTTTTTGATGTTTTTTATAGAATTTAATGATATTTCTAATCTGGATTTAGCTATTCATGTTATTCAAAGACCTTCTATTCCTATTCCAAAGAAAAAATTTAACGAAATAGATGTTGATGAATATGATGGAATTGCATATGAGGATTTAGAAACATATGAAGATTTGGAAATCCAAGTTGATTTCAATTTTTCAGTTGATGATATAAAAGATATAAGAAAAGTGGTTAAAAGGGTTAAAAACTGGTTGAAACAAACACCAGAAGATACACTTTGTTTTAGTGATAATAAAGATTACTTTTATAAAGTAAAAAAAGTCGTCATAAGTAATTTTACTTATGAAAATTTATATGAAATTCAGAATTTTAATGTTACATTTACATGTGATCCGTGGGAATATGTTATAGATGGAAAAGAAAAAAGAATCTTAAATGATTATTTAGAAAATTTTTATAGTACAAGTAAACCAATTTATACTGTAATTGGAAATGGAGAGTGTTTACTAACCGTTAATGGAAATGAATGTTCTTTAAAAGTTGAGAATTCAATAAATATAAATTGTGAATCTGGACTTATATATTATGATAATGGAGAATACTGTACATCAAATGTTAAATTAGAAGAATTTTCAGATTTATATTTAACTGAGGGTACTAATAAGTTTTCTATTACGAATGGATTTAATGCGTATATAATTCCTAATTTTAGAAGCATATAGGGTGGTGAAATTATGATTCAAATATATGATTCAAAAAATAAAAACTATGACTATAACGGAGATATGATACTTAAACCTAGCAAATGTGTAGTAACACGAAAACTTCAAATTGATAATCAAAATTTAGTGTATGAACTAGAACTTGTTCATAATATTGATAAGGAAGGAAGAAGCAGATATATTAAGGGAGAAGATGTTATAAGAGCTCCAACACCATCAGGTACACAATTGTTTAGAATATTAAATATTGAAAAGAATTCAAAAACTATAACAGCATATGCAAAACATATATTTTTTGATACAGAAGACAACATTATAAAAGCATCAACTAAAAATGATTATACAGATGAAGGTTTAAAGAATGCTTTAGATAAAGCTTTAGAGGGAACTGATTTTAAGCATAATATAACAACAGGGTATTTTAATTCTGATTGCGAACTCATGAGCACAAAAAAGATGCTGCTTGATACTGATTATGACGATAATATCGCTGATATATACGAAATTGATATAGATAATTTCAATATTAATTTATATAAAAAGAATGATTATGGAATAGGTATTGGTTCTGATAACGGATGTAGAGCAGACTTTGGATATGATCTTAAAGACATAAAAGAAATTGTTGATTACTCTAATATGTGTACTAGAATAATTGCAAGTACATATGATGATGGAGATGTTCTTAATTATGTTAGTGTTGATAGTAAGAATATTAATAATTATTCAAAAATATATGAGAAAAATATTGAGTTTAAATATAATTACACTGATCCAAATGATTGGTTAGATATAAATAAGGATTTAAAACATGATGCTAATCTATATTTTAAAAAAAATAAAGTTGATGTTCCAACTGTAAACTATACGATTGATTTATCTAATTTAAGGAAGACAACCTTATTTAAAAAAATATAAGCAACTTGATAATCTTCAAATTGGAGATATTGTACATTGCAGAAATGTTAAGCACAATATAACTACAGATAGCAGGTTAATAAGTTATGAATATGACAGTATAAGTAAAAAATATACATTGCAAGAACTTGGAGATTATATACCTAATTTCTTGCAATTGATGAGCAAAGGTAGGTGATATAATGTCAACATTAACTCTGACTGGTGCTACAGATGGGAGTGTGCTAAAACCAGGTAAAGAACTAGTAGTTACTTTTAGTGGTTCTGATTCAGACATGAGATATTATGCAGCTAGTATTAAAGTAGGATATGAGTTAAATGATAATAAAAATGTTATTTTAGTAGCTAGTAAATATGGTAAAGTATCTTCTAGAGGAAGTTTACTAACATTAACGGCAACTTTTACTGTCCCTGATATAGCATCAGACTCTATACTTAAAGTGTATGCAAAAAAGGTACTAAATCATCATCTTCTAATATAACTGAATTTGAAGCTGATAATCCAACTGTAACTAGTACATTACTTGGAACATTTACTATTCAGCCAGACAATTATGCTCCGACTATAAGTGGACTTGACAGCGACTTGGGAGAAAAAACACAACCATTTTCTCAAAATTTCATAGTAGATGATAAAAATTCGAATGATACATTAAGTGTTACAACTTATATAGATAGTACTCAAATAAGTAAATTTACAGCTAGTAGAAATGTAAATTACAGTGTTAATTTAAGTAATTACTGGTCCAGTCTTGAATCAGGAAAACATACAATTAAAATAGTATGTACAGATGGAAAGTCCACAGTGACACGTAATTATACATTCACTAAAAAAGTAGTAAATACACCACCTGTTATAAGTGGTTATGATGAGAATTTTGGAGAAATATCTTCAGCATTTAATATTATCTATAATGTAAATGATATTGATTCTTCAAACATACTAACCGTTACAGAAAAAATTAATAATACAGTTATTAAAACATTTACTGCAATTAGAAGTTTAAATTATACACTCGATATAAGCAATTACTGGTCTAGTCTACCTAATCAAAATATATTAACTATAACTGTAAGTGATGGCATATCTATAGCTACACGTACTTATAGATTTGTTAAAAGTATCACGGCAAATAATGTACCTACTATAAGTGGGCAGAATGGAAATCTTGGGGAACAGAGAAAAGTTTTTTCGGTTAATTATACTGTAAATGATTCAGATCCTGGAGATTCATTGGATGTGACTGTAAAAATTGATGATATGGTTATGGGATTATATCCGAATGTACAAAAAGGAATACTTCAAACATATACAATAGATTCTGAATCATTTGGAAAATTGACAAATGGAAATCATGTTTTATGTATAAGCGTAAGTGATGGTAAAACATATTCTAATAGATTTTATACATTTACTAAAAACGCACAAACTACAAATGAAACTGATAATATAATAAATACACTAAATACTAAAAAGATAGATTTTAAAAACAATAAGGAACTATATTTAAAATGTAAGCAATTAGATGATATTTATCTTAATTTTGAAGTGTATAATGATGGTTCTCCTATAAATGTTGAGGGATACTTTATAGAAATAAGAGCTAAAAATGGTGATAATTTATTAGTAATAAGTGATGAAGGCATAACTAAAAATAGAAATATAGTTACAATAGAATGTTCACGAGACATAACAAGTAAATCAGGAGAGACTGTTATTGAACTAAGATTCAGTAATGCTGATGGAAAACAAAAAAGAACATTTAATATATTATTGGATGTAGAGTCATGTATACCAGATAATTTTGATTCTAAATTAGTTATTTCAGCATTGGATAAATTAGATATTTTAGTGGATAAAGCAGTTAAAATGAATGAAGATCTTGAAAGGAACATAAATAATTTCGGAGATCAAACGGAAATTATAGCTGGATACGAAGAACGTTGCAAAAATATGATAAAAGATTTAGAAACTACAATGGATGGATTGACTGTTACATTAAAAGATATAAAATCAGACATAAAAAAAGCAGAGGATCTTATAAAAACTTTAAATGATACAGAATATCTACAACATATTAAAAATGAAGATATTCATGTTACTAAATCTCAAAAAAATAAGTGGGATAATTATGATTTGAAAATAAAAGAAATTATCAACATACTTGATAATGAGCTGTTTAAGAATTCTATTGTTATTGATGACGAAGGTACTGAAATTACTGATGATGAAGGAAATATTATAATAGTATAAGGAGATGATAGTATGGGTAATAATAAGCAATTGATTGATTTTATAACTGCAGAAAATGAACTAGATGGACAAGAGACAGTTTATATTGCTCAAGGTGGTAAAACACGAAAAACATTATTGCAAAAAATTAAAGAGTTTATAATAGGAACAAATACAATGGGAACAACTGCGACAGATGTTACTGGAGCAGTAAAAGAACTTAATGACAAGATTGGAAGTACAGAAAAAGAGGGATCAGTTATTGCGCAAATGAATGATATTACGAATAGTGGTTATTTAGATTTAGCTAAAGATGCTAATGGAGCAGATTACAAAACAATTAAATCTAATGGTTTTATAGAAATGTAACAGGAACACCAACAGCAGGAACAAGTGGTGTATTGCAAGTTATGGCTAATACTGATAAATGGAGCGTAGTCTATAGATGGAGTACTATAAGTAATGCAGTTATTACAGAATATATATCATGTAAAGATGGAGACAATTATTCGCAGTGGAAACAAATAAGTAATAATCAAAATAAGGAAATTGAATTACCATTAAATAGTCCTTATTTAGAATATGCTGGGGTTAGTGCTGGATATTCTAATAAAATAATAAGAAAAGATAATGGAACGATAATAATATCATTCTGTGTAAAAAAAGCTGATGGGAGTAGAATATCTGCTAACGAATTAATGGCTATAGCAAATATTCCAGTTGGTTATAGGATAAAAGCATGTTTTGGTAGTGCATCTATATGGGGAGGATTTAAACCGAGTTTAGCATATATTGATGGTAGTCATACATTAACATGCAGAGCAGTTGAGGAGGGTGAGGCTATAGTTGGAAATATAATAGGGGAGGCGATATAAAATGTTTGGAATAGTTATAGATGAAAATGGATATAAAGTTGAATTTGTTACTTTGAATGAAAATAACATCCCAGAAGGTTATATATTAAAGGATGGAGAATCGATAGTTACAAATGACTGGAATATAGCTAACACTATGCTTAAACCAAAATGGGAAAGTACTACTTTATCATGGATAGAAACAGCAACAGAAGAAGAAATAAAAGCTTGGAATGAAAAGAACAAAGTAATACAAAAACCTACAGAACAACAAATTTTAAATGCACAACTACTGCAGCAAAATGCAAATTTACAATTAGAAATAGAACAACAAAAACAATTAAATGCACAAATATTATTACAATTAGCAGGAGGTAATACAAATGTATAGTTATATAAAAGAATATTACTTATTAGGACTTTATACAGAAAATAATTTAGATGTTTTTGTCAATGCTAAGTGGATTACAGTAGAAGAAAAACAAAACATTGTTTCGAGCAAAGCTACACAATAGGTTAATCTTGTGAGTAAATTATCAGATGGAGGTAATAAATAATGTTTAGATTCTATATATCTTTAATAAATATAGGGGAAATTACAATTGATGATATTACTAAATTATGGAATGGAAAAGTTAGAAAAGAATTAGGTCTTTAATACACAACTATAGCAGGTTTTATTATTGACTTTTTGTAATTTTTTTAGATATAATATAATAAAAATGATTACGGAGGATAATAATGTCAAAAGATGATGAAATTATATTAACATCAAAATTTTTTAATAATATGGATGTTAATACAACAACAGAATTAAAAGGTTTTGCTATATTAATAATTATATACTTACATGTAAGTGGGCTATTTCAATTACCTAACTACTTTCATGGTGAATTTGGAGTTGACATATTTGTTATATTAAGTGGATTCGGATTAACTCTTAGTTATTTGCACAAAAATACAAAACCTATTGAGTTTCTAAAAAAAAGATTATTTAGGCTATTACCAAGTTATTGGATTGTATTAATTTTTATTTTTTTTATGAATAAGTATGTTATGAAAATTTCCATAGATTTCAAAGATTACATTATTCACTTTTTAGGAATTCATTCATTATTTGAAAAATCTTTTTATACTATTTCACCTCAATTTTGGTATATGACACTAATTTTAACTTTATATATTCTTTTTTATTTACTTCAAAATATATATCTATAAGAAATATTACTTCAATTTTGACAATTGGATTAATTACGTCAACCATTACAAATTTTTTTTTCATGTTGAGTAAAAGTATTCAGGGAGAAGTTCATTTCGCAACAAGAATACCAGGATTTTTTATAGGGATTTGTATTGCAATACTAATTACTGAAGGTTTCTTAAAAATAAAGTTAAGCATAGGTTTATGTGCTTTAATAATAGTTCAAATAGATTTGATGTTTTATAGGGGAATACCTTCATTTAATTATCCAATTGCAGGTTTTTTATTAATTATCATTTATCTAAAATGTGTATTATTGTTTAATCATTTCAAAGTATTTGCTTATTTGAGATGGATTTTTCGCAAAATGGGTAAATATTCATACGAAATTTATCTTACTCACTTTTTTATAATGATAACCTTTAATCAATACATTTTAAATTATATTGGCATGGCTAATATCGGACGAAGATATCTTTTAATTTTAGTTATTTTATACTTTTTAATTACAATTGTAATAAGCAAATTAATAAATATGTTAACAAAAATTTTATCATTAAATATAATAAATAAGGATTAGTGTTTTACATTAATTCTTATTTTACACAATAGGTTAATAGGGTGTACGTATAAATAGTTAATAGGGTGTACGTATAAATATATGTAAATATGTATTTGTACGCATAAATAAGTGTAAAATAATGTTGTATAATCTCCGTAAGGAGGTTATTTTTATGAAAAAGAAATTAAATATAACATTAGATCCTGAGATACTAGATGAATTTTGCAAATATGCATCAAAGTATGGGACTTCAATTTCTTCATGGATAGAGGTTAAAATGCAAGATTTCATTGAAGAAGAAAAAGAAATAGAGGAAATCAGAAAGCAAATAAGAGCTAAGAAAGGCATTAAATTTTAGTGCCTTTTGCTGTTAAAAAGTAGTATAATAGAAGTGTGGTAGCACAATCGGTAGTGCAAGCGGTAGGCTATACTGGCTTAAAAGACGTTCGACTCGTCATGTGAAGTGGTGTCACTATATGTAGGTTCAATCCCTACCCACATTAAAGCACTTAGTTAATTCTAGGTGCTTTTCTTATACTCAAATTTACTGCGCAATAATATTTGTAAATATGTGTAAACTGTTATAAACACAGGGTTACACATATTTTTGATAACAGGTTAAAAAAGAGAATAAAAAGCAAAGCAAGACGTTTTTAGAGGTCTTTTTTTTATACTTAAATCTAGTGAAAGGAGTGGTTAAATTGCAATATTAAATCTAAATAATTAACTTTAAAGCATTATAGAGTAAGGACGTGATATTATGTTAAAACCACCTATTTGTCGTATGGGAGGCAAAAGTAAATTAAGAAAAACAATAATTGAAATGATACCAGAACATACTTGTTATATTGAATTATTTTTTGGAGCAGGATGGGTATATTTTGGAAAGGAAAAAAGCAAAGTTGAAGTTATAAATGATATAGATAAGGAACTTATTAACTTATTTAAAATGATAAAATATCATTCGCCAGAAATAGAAAGACAATTAGAATATGAATTTTCTGGTAGAGATATTTTTGAAGAGTATAAACATTGCACAATTGAATACTTAACAGAAATTCATAGAGCTGTAAGATTTCTATATTTAATAACACAAAGCTTTGCAGGGCGTGGTGGAGTATATGGATATGGTACGAATACAAAACCATCACCACAAATTTTTTATAAAAATGTACTTGGAGATTTAAAAGAGAGATTAAGAAATACTTATGTTGAAAATTTATCGTTTGAAAAAATTATAGATAAATATGATCGTGAATATAGTTTTTTCTTTTGTGATCCTCCCTATTTAGAAACAACTGGGTATGGAAATACATTTGGAGAACACGAACATTTAATGTTAAGAGATAAACTTTCAAATATCAAGGGGAAATTTTTATTAACAATAAACGATCATGAGAACATAAGAGAATGGTATAAAGACTTTAACATAAAAGAGGTACAAGTTAATTATTCAGTTTCAAAAGAAACTAAGGGAAGAGGGAAATATAAAGAATTAATAATAACAAATTATTAAATGTATTTAAATTTAATAACCATAAAGTAAATTCTGAGACTTTTTATAGGTCTTTTTTTATTTATGAAAGTTCCAAACGTTTGGAAATATTAAAGAAAAGAGGTGTCAGATGGAGACAATAAGCGTTGCATTAATTTGCACAATTTTAGGTGTCACTATAACTTATTTATCATTTCAAAGAAATAAAAGTAACGATATTAGAGCAGAAACAAGAGAAGATGCAGAAACAAAAGCAAAGCTAGATTATATTAGCAAAGGTGTAGACGATATAAGATTAGATAATAAATCAAGAGATAGGCAAATTAATGAACTCGCAAAAGACTTAATAGAAGTTAAGCAGAGTGTAAAATCGGCACATCACAGAATAGACTCATTAGAAAAATAGAAAGAAGGAATTAAAAATGGAATTAACAAATCTTATTCAATTTATCCCAGAAACTTATTAATATTAATTGTAGCAACTTATACTTTAGGAATATTCTTAAAGAAATTAGAAGGTGTTAAGGATAAGTATATTACTATATCACTTATGATATTCAGCATTACCTTTTCAGTTTTATTAAATTTAATTAATACAGAATACATGGTAATGTACAAAGCTATTGTTAATGCAGTACTTCAAGGCATTTTATGTTGGGGAGTTGCTGTAGGAGTTAACCAGACAACTAAGCAATTAAATAAAGAAGAATAATCATGGCAGCCTTATGGCTGTCTATTTTAATTTAAGGAGGATTTATTTATGGAAGATAAATTTATATTAGGAGCAATTGATTCACCAGTAGATTTAAGAGATTATGATTATAGCATGGTTTCATGTAGTTCAGACAATATTGATATTCCAAAAGAATTTATATTAGATTATGACTATCCAATTTTAAATCAAGGAACTGTTGGAAGTTGTGTTGCTCATGCATTAAGCTGTATGAAATCATATATAGATGGAACTAATACAGATAATATGTATAGTGTTGGATTTATTTATGCTAATAGGCAGGAAGATGACTTTCAAGGTACTGGAATGATTACTAGAGAAGCTTTTAAAAATATAGTTAAGTATGGAGATTGTACAAAAAAATCTTTTCCTGTTAATGAGGAATATCCAAGTATAGTAACTACATTAGAGAAGTATGGAAAAGATAAGCTGTTAGATGAAGCAGATGATCATAAGTCATTAGCATATATAAGACTAGACATCGAAAATATTAAAGAGTACTTATTTAAATATCAAAAGCCAGTTTTAATAACAGTAAGAGTATATGAAAATTTCTATGAAGCTAATATTAATGGTGGAATTATTCCTGAAGAACCTAATGGTAAAAAAAGAGGTGGTCATGCTCTGTTATGTATTGGATATAAAGAAGATACATTAATATTAATAAATAGCTGGGGAGATTATAATGGAGATAAAGGAAAATATTATTTAGATATAAATAGCTCTATTATTAAGGAACTATGGGTATTAGAAGATGAGAAAAATGTTAATAGACCATTAAAGAAAAAATATACTGTTGGGTGGAATAAAGATTCTAAAGGCTGGTGGTATAGTCCTGATGGTTTAACATATTATCAATCAGATTGGAAGCAGTTAAATGGTAATTGGTTCAGATTTGATTCTAAAGGTTATGCATATCAAAATTGTTGGTTCAAATATGAGAAAGATGGTAAGTGGTATTATTTTGATTATAATTGCTACATGGTATCTAACAAATGGATTCTTGATAATGGAAAATGGTACAGATTAGGTCCAGATGGCGCTATGCTTATAGGATGGTTCCAGGATGCTGATGGATTATGGTATTACTTAGATATAGATAAAGGATATATGTATTCTAACTGTAGAATTCTTATAGATGGTAAGTATTATAGTTTTGATAGCCACGGTCATTGGATAGAAAATGAAGAAGGGGCAGTTAGTGAACAAGCTATAGATTTTATTAAATCGTGGGAAGGTTTTTATAGCGAGCCTTATTACGACTGTGTAGGAGTCAAGACACTAGGCTATGGAATGACTGGTGAGGAAATAAGAGGGCTAGATTATGTGACAGAGGAACAAGCAACATCCATGTTAAAAGATTGGATAAACAGAAAATATGCTCCTGTAATAAAAAATGATCTAGATGCTAGAGGAATAATACTAAAACAATGTGAATTTGATGCATTGGTTTCATTTGCATATAATTGTGGAACTAGCAAAACAAATGGACTTTTAGGAAGTACATTATACAGGAATATATGCAATGGAGTAAGAGATCCTGAAACCATAACAGCTAACTTCCAAGCATGGAGTAATGGCGGAGGTAAAAGAATAGAAGGACTATATAGAAGAAGGACAAAAGAAGCATCTATGTTCTTATACGGAGACTATACAGGTAATAATTAATATGTTATTTAAAAACTTTAATATGATATAATGTTTTAGGCTAGATTGCACAATATAGCTTTAACATTGGGTGAATATGAGTATTTTGCTTGTATTCACCTTATTTTTTTATGTAATTTTATAGAAAAACTATTGACAAATTATACTATCGATAGTATAATAAGAGTATGGAAAGGAGGTAAAAAAGTGATTAATAAATTAAAAAAGCTTGATAAACTACTGGGAATAGTCATCAAGCTACTTATAAAAATAGCAATTATAAAAGAAATCATATCAAGAATTCTTTCATAA